GCGCAGCAGGTGCACCGGCGTTTATTGCGGCGATGGCGAGTGGTCCCATGAGCGGGGTTCCTTTTGTGAGAATGCAGTTTCTTTATTTAGTGGGTGTTTCGTTTTAGCAAGCAATATTTGGTCGCATGGCCGACTTGGCTTTCTTCGCTTCGCTACGCCCTTCGGGTCAGCCAGGTCTTGCATGCAACAAAATTTCGCGTGCCAAACCGACAAACATTCTGTTTGATCGTTGTCTTTAATCGCAAATGCGGGCAGGGCAAAGCCTGCCCTTTGCTTATAATGGAGAGAAGAAATGAGCTTGGACTATAGGACCGCTGGAATAACCGATAAGACAAACGTTTATGACAAGGAAGGCAACCTAACGGGAGTGGCCCAAACGATAATATTTGCTTGTCTATTCGTAGAATTGAGCGAGATCACAGAGGAGAACGCTGAGGAGTTTCACAAGAGGATTTCGCTCTACGAATTCGCAACCGACCCATTGAGACAGAAAAGCTACGAGCCGGTGTTCGTGACGCTAGACGAGGTAAAGACCATGATCGGGTTAAGAACGAATGTCCCGGAGAAGACGTTTGCACAGTTTAAGCGCGGTCTAGCTGATAAGTTGATCGACAGAGTGATGAGGAAATGGGAGCGGGCCAAAGCCGACGCTAAACTTGGCTCTGGCCCTAAGGGAGCATAACTAACACCACTTTTTAAAGAGACGAAGCCCCGCCATGCCGGAACCGGCGGCGGGGTTTCTTTTCTGCTCTTGACGGGCGCGGCCAGCTTTGGCGCTGTCGGGACGGGCCCGACACGGGTCAAGGGGGTTTAGTTTGTTGCGTTTGAGTTGGCGGGACCACTTCTGCACTTGAGTTGGGTTGTAGTAGGGTTTGGGGGGTTTTTTTGGGGACGGGAGCGTTGACGTTGTCGATCCGTCGCGGGGGCGACCCTTGGGGGGAAGTGCCTTCTTTTGGGTTTTAGGGGGGGGTATGAGCGCTTTTCAAGCGAGCGCTGCGCGCGGCATAAGGACGTTCCCCCCTTATGATCCCCCCAAAGAAAGAGCGCACGTTGCGGGCGGCTTGCTTCATCGGAGCCGTAGTGCCGTAGACAGGCGAGGAGACAGGGTTCCTGCCAGTTGTCGTCCAGCTCAGAGCCTTTCCGGCGCGCTTTGCTTTAACCGGCGAAGGGTCGTCGCTGTATCTGGCAATGGTTTGGACGACAGAAGGCCGCTTTCGAGTTCCTCGCGTAGCCGCCTTAGGTGGTGAGCTGGTACCACGCTTGTTAGACTGGCTTCGACGGTACGCAAAACTTGTTCGGTTGACGCGTGACTTGGACGATTTTGGACGTTTTGCCATACGATTTTCCCTTCGTGATAAACGATTAGGCGGGTGGTTGCTTTCCCGATCTCGGCCGAGATCGAGGGGGTCAAGGCAATGACCTCGTAGGATATCGGAACATCCTCGTAGATCAACTCGAACCGTTCTAAGTAGTCCCTGACAAGGTCCGGGAGATAATCGTACCGATCATCTAGAACGTCGAGGTAGTCCCAGACATCTTGGGATTTGGGAAGGGGCTGGTCGGAACGGAGCTGCGCCCAGCGGTAAAGATAAACCTCTATCATTTTCTGGTACAGGGTCGTGTTTTTTCCGACCGGATAAAAGAAGAGGTCTCCGTTTTTGTTGAGGTTATCGGGGACGGTGAAGGTCGCGCCACCGTCAACGAAGAGGCCTAGGCCTTCGTCGGCGTGTTTGGTGGCGTATTGCAGGAGGTATTCTTCGCCTAGGGCGGGGTTCTTTGAGAACTTAAGAATTGCGTCGCCCTTCGTGCTTTTGTTGAGGTAGTCCATGATGTAGGCGGCGGCGCCCTGTTGAGAGCGCGGGAATTCAGCTTGCATGAACCCGTGGGGCCACATGGGGTGGTTTATCCGCTCATCCATGGTGAGGTGAGGGGGTGGGGTCTGCCAATAGAATATGACGTGGAAATGGGCGCGCCCATATTTCCCGCCATATTCCCCCACTGCAACGTATTTAAATTTGTGGCCTGCTTTGCGCAGGCGTTTGAAGGTTTTTTGCAGATCTGAATAGCGGAGGACGTCCGCGTGCGCGTTATCCTCGCCGCCTGCATAGGTAAAGGTTGTGAACCACGTTTCGCGGGAGGTCTGTTGTTCGGCCAGAAGACGGCCGACCCAAGAGCGTTTGCGGGCAGCGATACATTCATCGCACTTTCGGCATTGAGCCATGACGTATTGTCCTTGGTAGACCCCGTGGATTTTAAGGGGTTGGGAGCACATGGTGTCAGTTATGCTATAGAAGACAAGGGGGGAGTTTGGAACCCCCGCCCCGAACCCATTTGGCGCAATGGTTTGGGGCGGGGGTTCCTAAGCCTGACGGTGAGCGTGTCCAGCGTAGGCTGGAACTCGACGCTGGCGCGCTCGCAGGCTTCTATCAGGATTTCGGAGAGGTAACGCTCTTCAATACCTGATAGTTGATCGTAATCGTAGTGATGGAGGTGCACGAGGACACCATCATGAAGGTCCCTAAGATTAGCAACCAATGGAATTTGATGGCGCGCCGCCTCACGCGTCGCCCGTATCACTAGATTTCTTAGCGTCGGAAACTTCGTCGGATTTAGGGGCACCGTCGCGCGGCTTATCACCGTCGCTTTCGGGTTCCGAAGAAGGGATTTCACTTCGCTTTGACACGTCGCCATCCGGCGCCGGGTCTGTTTTGGGAGCCATTGGAGGCACCACTTTGTCTCGTTGTTCATAGGTTTCCAGCCTTTGTCTTAATTTTTCCCGCTCGATCTCGTTCGCCTTTGCCATCCGTTGGATAGCTTGCATTTCAGGCGACAGAGCAGCGGGCCGGTCGTAGGTCGTGTATTTTACTTCCTCTTGTTCGCGGACCTGTTGAACGGCGTGCTCAACACGCCAAACAGGGCCGTCCGTTGCGATTTCGATGGCAGTGTCGGAAACCGTCAAGCGGTGTTCCAGCCCCACGCTAACGGGGGCGACCATACCATCTTCATCGACAGTAGCAACCACACCACCAGTAGGGGTCAGGATGTGGATTGAATGGGTGCCCTCCAATTGGAAGGCACCCGTTTCCATCTTGTGGAAGTTCTTGGGACGTCTCACATGCCACCTGCCGGCGGAACAGAGCCGTCGATGCGGTCAGACGGCACTTGAGCCTTGACCTTATCGTAATCGTCGTTGTCCTCACGGATACCAGCGCCGAAGTAAGTAAGACCGGAGATACGGACGTTGCCGTTGAGCCAGACTTCGAAGGGGTCACTGCTACTGTCAGCAAAGACCTCATGCGACAGAGTGGTGGAAAGGTAGAAATCAGGGCCAAGGGTGGGGTCTACGACCTCAGTTGACCAGATGCGATTTCGGTTTTCCGTCCAAGCGTCCGAGGCGGAGCGCTTGAAGTATTTTCCGCCGATATTCGGGGCCACGCGCTGCCAACCGTGGTTGAGCGGGGCGTAGCCGAAGAGATCGTCGGGCAGGGAGTGATTTTCATCGACTTCGCCGTTGGTCACAAGTTCCACCGGCTGAGGGTCGAGCTCGTCGCGGGTTCTGTTCGGAAGGTCTTGGACAGTAAGCGCCGTCTGGTAATAATCGCGTTGCCGCTCATAAACCATTTCCGGCAGGATTTGGGCGACCACAACAATAGTTCCACCAGTAATAAGAGGCGGCACATTGATCGACAGATTGATCATCCCAGCACCATCAGTGAGGGATTTGTCGAGGTTGGCCGCGTCGGTGGCGTAGCGCTGGGTCATACCCATAACGCTGTCTTGGCTGTCGAGGAGGATAGGTTGGCGCAGACTTTCATCGCGGAGACGGACACCGCTCAAAAGTTGATCCATCATCCATTCTTCGGACAAGCCAGAATATTCATTGCGAAGACGCGCCCACGCGGCGGTTTCGCGCGCCTGATTGATGGCGGCGAGCGAGATGGTCGCACTATCAGTGGACAGTTCCGCGAAGACGTCGCCCAAGGAACTAAACGCGTCGCCCTCGGTGTTGAGCTCACCAGTGGGCGTATGGGTTCCGGGAGCGGTCAGAACTTGCATATAGGTAGCAGTGTGCGTCCCGGGCACAGCCGTGACAGGCAACCTATTGCTCCCATCCGTGAACTGCAAAGTAATCTCGCCCTCAAGCATAGCATCGTCGAACGTAGGCTTAACGTGGCGCATCTGGGAGTGACGCCAGAAGGCCGGCGCAATCGTCGTGTCTTTCGGCGTCCGTTTGGGGATCGAATTGGACATTTGACCGGCGACGTAATTCCAGACAGCGTTGTAGCTTTGGAGATAATCGTCGTTGCCGAACGTCGAGTGAATGCCCAGTTGAGTGTAGAACTCAGATGTGAAAAGCGCTTGGCTTTCAAACCAAGGAATGACGCTACCGTCGATTTCCTCTTGGCCGTTATAAGATCGATCGATAGCGCCCATGTCCGAGAAGCGTTCCAGTGCCAACTTGGGAACCAGATAGGCACCCGCACTCACGCGGACGGGGTTGAGCAACATATCGGCGGTTTCCGCCATCTGAAAGTTAAGGTTGAGCGTACCGGAAGCACCGTCCTCGCGGAGCAACGGTATCATCTTAATTGGCAGGAACTTGCCGCCGAAACCAGACGTAATAACAGAGGCACTGTCTTGCCGAGTGGTTCGGGGGTGATCGACAGGGGTCGCACGCCGACTGGGGTCGTTCGGCGTAACGGGTTGCAGGGTAGTCGAGTGGTTTTTCTGAAAAGCCATTATTTAGTTCCTCTACGGTGGGGTTGGTTGGTGACGCGTTTGCGCACGGGGTCGGGAATTTGAACGGGATTTTGGCGGCGGGTGCGCCGCTGGGAACGGTCGTTCTGGGTCTTGTCGCGGGCTTTGTATTGTTTCCAAGCGCGATGGGCGAATTCTACGCCGTCGCGCACTTTGTCGTAGCCCCAGATGCCAAGACCCATGACGAACTCATCCCAATCCATTCCAATCGGGACTTCGCGGATACTTTTATCCGGCATTTCGATCTGCGTCATAAGAGGCGTCACTTCCTCGTCGACGCCGGCTGTCCGTTCCGTGTCGCCGGTCGTTTCAACGGTCGCCGTGGACGTTTTCGGGTCGCTTGGCGATACAGGCTGACCAAGGCGGCGCGTCGTTCTTGGCACCGATGGCAACCCTTGTCGGGCATCTTCCTGAGCAATCTGCCCGAGACGGGCTTCAAGGACTTCATTTTCGAGCTCCTGAGTTCGAGCTGCGACAGGGTCGTAGTGAAAATTGCGCGCAGCGGTGGACAGGGCGTTGCCGACAGCGTCGCCAAGACCGGGTTGAATTGGTGGAACTCCGACCGAGGGACCGCCAGCGGCGCCCATAGAATATTGTTGTGAGCCAGCGCCAAGAAGGGTCAGTGGATTGAAGCCTGAGGCGGCAGCGTTTTCAATCAGGCCCTTGAGGCGGATTTTCTCAGAGGTCTTTTGCGCTTTGGCGTAAGCCGGCATGAATTGCAGAGCTTGTGCGTTCTGCATCTGGATCAGGCGGCGTTGGTTGCGCATTTCGCGGCGACCGAGTGAAGCGTAATCGGCGGCTGACGGCTTTTCATTACCGCCGACCAGTCCGCCCAACAGGTCGAGCGCAGCAGGTGCACCGGCGTTTATTGCGGCGATGGCGAGTGGTCCCATGAGCGGGGTTCCTTTTGTGAGAATGCAGTTTCTTTATTTAGTGGGTGTTT